GTAACTAAATTAAAATTAGCTTGATGATACTTTATCAGTTTCCGACACTGTTCCTTCGTTAGACAATTCTTGATTGTTGCTACGATATTCTTTGGCAACTTGTACGAATTGTTTTCTAATTCTTGCATATTGTTTTTCTCTTTTCTGTTTCTTCTTCACTGCTCTTTCATACTTTAATCTAGATAAGTGGTCTGTAAACAGAATACCATTTAGGTGGTCTAACTCATGTTGAAAACATCTTGCAGTCATACCACTAAATTCCATTTCTTTTATATCTCCATTTTCATCTTGCCATCTTGCACGAACCCATGATGGTCTTGAAATATTTGCAAAGATTCCTTCACATCCACCAGTAAGACATCCCTCTTCAACTAGTTCTGTTTCTTCTGATACTTCTAGTATTTCTGGGTTTGCAAAAAACATAGACTGTTCTTTGTTTTGACCTTTCATAACGAATACACGATACTCATACCCTATTTGATTTGCAGCTAATCCAACTCCACCTTCTTCAAACATCTTATCAATCATTTCGTTTTTTAATTCGATTGGGTCTGTTGGTGGATTATCAAAATCAAAGAAAGGCATAGTCTTTCTTAATATATCATTATCTTTTGAAAGTAATTTCATCATTTACTCCTATCTGTTCATACCAACCTGTAGCAATCCATTTTTCACCACTAATTGGTGGATTACCTCTATGGATATGTGTAAAGTATGCAGGCCATATTACGAAGTCACCCTTTCTAGGTTTTAGTCTTATACCTTGGTGTAAGAACTCTAGTTCTCCACCTTCATCTACATCATTCAAAAATAATGTCCATGCAAGTTGTCTTTTAGATACATCTCTACTCCATTCAGCATGCCAAATATGATATCCTTCGCCTGGAAGTGTTTGTTGTATTTTACCTTCATGGGAAACTGGAATACCTACATGTGGTACACGCCTAGTATATTCTCTTATTAAAGTTTGATTTAAATATTTGTAAAAATCATTGAAGTCATGTGTCATATTTAGTTCTTTTGGGGCAAATTTTTCAACTATGGATAAAGACTTATCTGCTTTATCAAGTGGATGTGCATCTTCTGTTTGTTCTCTGGTTAGTGCATATATTCCATGTTCATGACACCAGTTCCAGTAGTCAAAAAAATCTTGAATGTTTTTTTCTGTAAACCAGTTTCTAAAAACTGCAATAAAATTTGCAACTTCTATTATTCTTTGGTCTTCCTCTAATGGTTTAGTCAGTTCATCTTCACGATGTTTTAATTGCATAGTAACTCCTACTTACTGTTTACTATTCTACTAAAGTTTTTAACTTTTTCAAATGTCATAGTATGTCTAAACTTTTCAGTAAGTACATCACCTTTATGTGATATTATAAATGTATTTGTATCTCCATCTAGAGTATGTAGTATCTTTAAAAACTCCTCTGTTCCACCTTCATCCAAAGAACTATCAAATACTTCATCTAGTACAAGTAAATTTGTATTTACAGAATTTTTTAATTTTGCAACAGCTCTCCATGTAAATAAAAGTGCAAGGTCAATTCTCATTTTTTCACCTTCACTGAAATTTGCATATGAGAATGCATCACGATATCTTGACTTGATAGACTCATTAAATCCTTCATCAAGATTAAATTGAACAAAGAAGTCCATAGATGCAAGATACTTATTAATTAACTTATTCATAATAGGTAAATACTGTCTTATGATTTTAGTTTTGATACCACTATCTTGTAATAAGTAACCAGCAATATCGTAATAAGACCTTTTATCTATGAGACTTTCTTTTTGTTTTTCGTGATTCTTTAAAGTTTTTTGTTCTTTGTTTAGTTTTGCAGAATCGTCTGTAACATTTTCAGTTCGTAACTTTTCTATCTCTGCATTTATTTTTGTGATGTATTGATTAGACGCAGATATCTCATTCTGTTTTTGTGCAACTTGTCTGTTGATAGAGTCGACCTTGCTTTGAATCTTTTCGATTTCTTCGATTCGTTGATTAATTGATATGATATTTTTTGTGATTTCCTTGATGCCTTTGTCGACCTCGGATACCTTTCCTGTTGTTGCTGATATCTTCTCTTGTTTAAAGTCATCTTCCATATCTCTATGACATGTGGGACATTCGTCATTATCCTCATAGAATTTTATCTCCTGTTCACCTCTTCGTTTTGCATTTTCTAATTGAGTTTGCAATTCGAGAGTCTTGGTTAGTTTCTGTTTTATAGTTTCACTATCCGAAGATTCATTCTGTAGAGACTCAACATCTTTTAACAATAAGGTACATTCTTCTTGTACATTGTTAATGTTTGTTTGAGCTTTATCAACACTTTCATTGAAGTCTTCTATCTTTTTCCTACGATTATCACCAAGAGACTTGATGTGCTTTTTGTAGGTTTCTATTCTGTCTTCTGAAAGTCGGATTTCATAATCTAAATCCTTAAGTTCAGTTTTCAATGCAGACATTCTTGTTTTTAATAAATTATTCATAATAGAAAAGATATTGATATCGAGGATGTCCTCAATGATACCTCTTCTGTCATTCTGATTCATTTGCATGAATGGTGTGAAAGTTGAACTACCTAAAATAACCACCTGTGTAAAAGTTTTGTAGTTGAGTTTTAGGATTTGTTTCTCAAGTTGCTCTTGGTAATCCCTCATGTTTGCGTCTTGATTGATAATTCTATCGTTCAAGAATATTTCAAATACATTTGGTTTTGCACCTCGAACAACTCGATACTGCTTTGACCCAATTGCAAACTCAACCTCGACAACCATCCCTCTTTGGTTGACCGAGTTGATGAGTGAGTTCTTGGATATTTTACGAAACCCTTTACCAAATAATCCGAAACATAGTGCATCTAACATTGTAGATTTACCACTACCATTTTCTCCTAATATAAGAGTTGCTTTTCGATTACCTAAAAAGACTTCTGTAAACTGGTTTCCTGTGGAAAGTAAATTTTTCCATTTAACTGATTTAAATTTTATCATTAAGCTGTGTCAAGTGCCTCTGTATAAAGAGACCTAACTAAGGTTTCTAGTTTTGATTTATCTCCAGAGATTTCCATCCCCTCTATATGTTTTGTTAGTATTGTAAGTGTATCTTCTGCATCTGCAGCCATTTCTTCGTCTGACATGTCACCCAGATTACCATGGTCTTCTACGACTTTAAAATCTATAACTTCTGCTTTGTTTAGTCTTTCCATGAATAGGTCAAACCAATATGGATTTTCTTTATTGACTACTATGACTTTTACATACATATCTTTCAAGTTTGAAAAATCCATTGCAAGTATTTCTTCTTGAGTATACTTAGTATCATCATAAAATACTTTTTCAAATATACGAATAGGGTTTTTTATTTTAGTCATTTCCCTAGTGTCTGTATCGAAGATATGAAATCCTTTTGTATCTCCATAATCTGACCAAGTAAATTCCATTTGTGAACCAAGATAAGTTATGTTCTGCATTGTAGAACCAGTATGAAAGTGACCACTGTATACATGTTCAAATCTTTTGAATGTATCAAAACCAAGACCATGAGAAGAATAGTAGCCTGGCATCATCATTGCACCTTCTATTTCTAAATGACCCATTGCAATTTGTGAGTTTGTTAGTTCTAAATGTTCTATACTATCATCGTAGTTTTGTTTGTGTATCCATGGTATTAATGTAATAAGACAACCATCATAATCTTTTGTTATGGTATCTCTATAGATTGTTATATTATCATATTTAAGAAGTGCATCACATGAATTAATCTCACTTGTGTTCTTATAATATAAATCATGATTACCCAAAATCAAATCCATAGTCATACCATTTGCAATCAATGGTTCTATAAAATGTTCTTTGTTTCTTTGTAATGATAAGAAATTAATACCAGTTCGTTTATCAAAATAATCACCTAAGTGAACAACATGTTTGATATCGTTTTCTATACAATAGGGGAAGAATACTTCCTCGTAAAATTTTCTCATGTATTCATGAAAATGAACACTGTCGTTTCTGACACCTGCGTGGGTATCATTTAATACTGCAAATTTCATATTATTTTCCGACCATTAGGTCTATTACAAAAAAGTTAAATAACATAAATGATATAGCACCAAACTGTACAAGACTTGCAATGACAACAAACTGTAATGCTCTATCTGCCCACCACTTTCCTTCTGTGTCATGCCATTCTTTTACTTGTTCTGGAGTTGCTTCATCTGGCACCCAACGAACACCTTGTTGTTGAGCTGTTTTTTGATAAGGTGAAGTGAAATCTAATTCCATTTGTTTTTTATAATCTGGTTTGGGAGAGTCTTCCACAACTCTCTTCCACGAATCTAATACTTTAGTCATTTTTGCTGAAATATTTTTCTACACCTACTGGTTTGTTATTACTAACTTTCTTTTTACCTCTAGGTTTATAATTAGGTTCTTCTAAATTATTTTGTAGAAACTCAACATAAGAATTGTCATATTGTGTAGAATCACCATCCATACTGTCTACTGCTTGAGTAAGGATACCACTATTCATGATTGCCTTATGTTTAATTGCAGCTTGTTTCTTTTCTTTTTGTATCCTTCTAAGAAATGCATAGTATATAATTTGGGTTATATAGGCAAATGCATTTTGTGATTTCTCTGGATTAAAGTTGTTTATATACTGCAAACAATTTTCTATACCATCACAAATCATTTCATCCCTATAAGAATAGTTAATAAAGTTTGGTTTGGTTGATAGTCTTGTTGCTATTTTGTAAATGCACTCACCAATGTATTCTGATACTCTAGGTGGTTCTTTACCTTTGGCAACTGCATCTTTAACTGCCTTGTTATGTTCTGCGATTGCAGCTGTGAACTCTTTATTATTTACATAATGTTCTGGTTTAGCTTTAGTCATATATCTATTATCTCATCATATTATTATTTGTCAATAGCAATTATTGCCTTGACATATTAGAAATCCATGTTACCCTAGATATGTATCGTGGGAAAAAAGAGATATAGCTAATGGATAATCTTTTTCTTCTCATCATCTATTTGTTCTAACTCATCGAGTAACATTTCTTCTTCTGGAATCACTTCTTTGGACATCTGACTCCTTACCATATCTGTTAGGTGAGCAAGTGCATCCTGTCCTTTGTCTAGTTCTTGTTTAGGAGACATTACATCTAATCCCACTTCATCCCTAAGTTGTATCCAGTCTTTGCATGCTTTATCATAGAATGTAATAAACTTATCATCCAAAGTAGTAGTATACACAACCTCAGAGGCTGCAATAATTACTTTATTATCCTTAGTAAAAGGAACTAATGGAGACAGTTTTATAACTGTTCCCTTTCCTAACATAGATGGAGTAAGACCAATATTGCATGGAAGTGTCATTTCTACAGTTCCAGTATCCTCTTTTACTTGAGTTATTGCAACGATGTCTTCACCATTTCGTAGTTTTATATATCTGTATTGACTCATAGTTTTACTGCTAGTACTATTAGTATAGCAACCAATAGTATATTAGATGTGAAAATTAAAATTCCTAAAATAGTATGATACCATATCCAGCGAGTCTTATATGCATTATCTACAGTTATCTCTGCTGGGTCTGGATTTCTCCATGTATCATTGGGTTTCTGTCTCCATAAAATATCATACCACTTCAAAACTTTACCTCATGTATTGTATATTTAAATTTCTCTTTACTATATGTATTTATTCGTTCTTTAAAGTGCCTTAATGTATAGTTTTCTCTTTTCTTATAACTTAAATCATCTGCAATATCGAAAAGAGTTGCATTAAATTTTGTAGAACTTGTTCTCAATACTCTACCAATTGATTGTAATACACGAATCTTAGATTTACTAGGACTTGCAAACACAATGTTGTGTAGGTTCTTAATATTTATACCTGTAGAAAAAGTCCCATATGATGCAATGATTACACACCCTTCTTCTCGTTCCATCAACTCTCTAACCTTCTCTCTATTAATTGTATCTGTTCCACCATAGATAAAGAATGATTTGATACCAGCTTTCTGAAATGCTTCGTATATTTTCCTACCATGTTTATCTACATATTGAAATAGTATTAGTGTATTGCCTTTTTGTCCAAGAGTTAAGTTTTTAATAAATTGTGTTCTTTTTTCGTTGTCTGCAAGAAACTCCATTTCTCTAGGATAATCCATCTGTACTACTTCTTTAGATATTTCTGGCGGATATTTTAATACTAGACATTGTATATCTAATTCTGCAAGTATACCTTCATCCATCAAATCACTAGATGTAGTTACATAATGTGTTGGGCCAAACAAACCTTCAAGTACCAGTTTGTGAGTTTGAGTATCATCCAGTGTACCTGTTAGACCCCATCTGTGACCTATGTTTTTCATTTTTTCCATGATACCAGTAAGTACTTTTGCTTTAAATAAATGTGCTTCATCACCAAACACTGCACCAAAACCATCAAAGAATGACTTTGGCATTCTAGATAATGTTTGCCATGTTGTTACAACTATATCTGTATTACCAACTTTATCTCCACCATACATTTTATCGATAGGTTTGTCATACCCATAGTCTGCAAAATCTTTTGACATTTGTTCTACCAGTGATGTGGTTGGTACAATAACTAATACTTTCTTTTTGTGTATTTTAATAAAATGTCTTGCAACACAATATATGATTGCAGACTTACCACTTGCAGTTGGAGATACTAGTAGTTGTCTTCTATACTTAATTGCACGAGATACTGCTTCTACTTGATAATCTCTCAAAGGAAATCCCATATTGAGATTATCTGTGAACTCTGGTATCTCAATATCAGTTTCCCATTGATAACCTTCTATAGTATACTCTCTGTCTTTTGCAAACTGTTCTAATGCATAGTATAGTCCAACATACAACTTACCTGTATGTTGTGCATACAATCTAATATTTCCATCCCAATATTTGTTTCTAACAGATGGCATAAATTTAGCCCCTGGCACTGGAAAAGTAAAATAATCTGATATCTCTCTTTTGATAGATTCTTCTGCATCTACCCTTAAGTGAGTATTATCGATTTTGGTTATCTGAATGTTGGCCCTGCTATCCATCCTACTAAGGAATGTCTCCTACCATGTGTTACTGGTGTTACTTTATGCCAAACGAATGAAGGAAATATAATTATACTTCCTTGTTCTCTTGCACTCTGTTGAGCTCTAAATGTTCTAATCTCTTCACCACCTTCCAGTGGATTTACACTATATGGGTCACACCATTCAAAGTGACCACCCTCATACTCGTCTGGATGTGTAAGATTTACACTATATGAAAGTTTTCTATACCCACCAACTCTCGATTCAAAGTCTGGGTCATTTTTACAATCCTCTTCATTATAAGGTTCAAAGTGTCCATCTGTATGCCATGTATAATGTTCATCTGGAGCTTTGTATACTGTAAACTGATATGTTTCATGGTAATTCAAATCAAACTTAAATATCTCTGCATTTACTTCTCTAACTATTGGAGTTATGTGGTCAAACAAAGTTTCACCATTTGATAGGGTTGCATTTCTGTCTATCCAACCTACACCAGATTTACGAGTCCAATGATGTTCATGACCATCACTACCACCACCTATCATTCCAAAATCTAATCGAGTTTTTTCTAAACCTATCTCTATAATTTCATTACATATCTCTGGTGCGATAGCACGAGATTTTATTATACAATGTTCTGGAATAAATGATGGCATAATATATTATCCTGCTGGATTAGTAAATTTCAACCAGTCAATAGCATTCTTTATTGATTGATGTCTCCATGTGATAATATTTAGTATGTCTTTTAAAGTGTCTACACACTCTGTGAGATACTCAACTTTTAGTTTTAAATCAGATAAATCTTGGTCTGCATTAAAATAATAATTGTAGTCTTGTTTGATTACTCTATGACCTTCGAATGGGTCATATGACCACCCCAATTCATCTATCTCTTCTTTAGATAACTTATCAGTATACCATAACCATTTCTTTTTAAGCAGTTGATTATATTTAACCTCATAAGATTTAAGAGATAATCTCTTTTCGTTAAGGATTTCTAAGTATTTTGCATGTAAAGAAGGTGTCTGTAATGAAGCTTTATCTAAATCAATCTGGTCGATTACAGAATCGTCCTTCCACATTTGCTGGATTTGTTCTAATGTCATACTATAATTATACCACTAAACTGGTATTTGTCTACCCAAATATCATAGAAACAAGTAATATCAAGGGTATTTCCCATGGTATAAAGATTAAACCAAGGATAAATCGGTTTTTGTAAATCAGTGATTTCATTGTTTAGGTAGTGGGTTACGACAACCTACTGCCTGTTCAATAGAATCGAAACCATCTTTTTTAAGTAGTTTTACTAATCCTCTATTAATCTCATTGATATTTTGAGGGCCATCAAAAATCATTGTTGTAATCATATGTAGTAAACTTGCACCAGATGTAATCTTTTCATAAGCATCTTTTGCACTGAATATACCACCAACACCGATGATTGTTAGTTTACCTCTAGTTCTTCGATATACATGTCGAATGACATTTGTAGATATTCTTTGTAGAGGTAATCCACTCATTGCACCTTTACCTTTTGGTAGTAATCCTTTTTCTGTAGGATATTCTTCTGGTCTATGTTCACTATTGTATTGAGGTTTTGCAAGGTTTGTACATACAACACCATCCATCTTATGTTCGACACATGCATCTACAATAATGTTTATTTCATCTAAAGTCATGTCAGCTGCAAGTTTGACATAGATAGGTTTATCACTTATGGGTCTAATCTCTTTATTGATTGCAGTAAGTAATGCATCTAAATTATCTTTATCTACAAATGGTTCACCATCCTGTGTATTAGGACAACTAATATTTACATCATAATAGTCACCTACATCTTTGAATAGTTTCATAGTTTTAAGGTAATCTGCAATAGAATCTTCTAATATAAACTCTGGTGTTAGGTTTGAGTTAGCTGCATTGATACCCACTCTTAGTTTACCAAAGTCTTCTCCAGATAATCTTTTGGAGATTTTTTCTGAACCTTCGTTGTTAAGTCCATACCAAACTACAATTGCTTTGGACTTTATCATTCTAAAGAGTCTACGGCCTGGATTGCCTGGGCATATCTCTCCTGTGAATGAACCAAGTTCTGCAAGTCCAAATCCCATATGTGGATATATCTTTGTAAGTTCACCATCCTTATCAAAACCTGCTGATAGTCCAACTGGGTTTCTGTAATGAACACCATCTACATTAGTATTTAAACTTGGATGTTCATAGTCCATCAATAATGATGTAATTTTTCTGGTAATCCAAAACCTACCCAAAAATACACCAACTCTTTTTAATGAGTAGTGTGCTTGTTCGGGCTCCATCAAAAATATCAAAGGTCTAACTGCTTGATATCCTAACCATAAAAATTTGTTTCGTAAACCGATAATTGAGTTCATATTTCTCCTGTGTATTATAAATCTGTCTTATGTATATTTATAACTATTACTTATTACAAATATTTTTTTTAGAATTATATTATATACTTATGATGTGGATGCTATTTCGAATGTAGTGAACTGGAATGATGCACTGCATGTTACATATGTAATACCACCTGCTACAGTTGTATCCATAGTAATTTCTCCTAGGTTTGTAGGAAATGCATCTTGTATCCTAACATATCTATTAGGATTGTTTGCAGCTGTAGTAATTACAATAGTCATATCTGAAAATACTGCATCTGGGTCTCCAGAACTATCGTATGGTTCACCTGCTTTTCTATTTGCACCTACTAAACTTCTATACTTATCTGGGTCAGTAGAACTAGTAATCTGAGACATCCATGTGTATAACTCAGTCCAGTTTTCCATATTCTCATCTACGATAAAGTTTACAGTTATTGCACCATAAGAAATTTTATCGCCTGGCACCTTTACATTTGCACCATATCTAGTAGGTTGTTGTACTTCTGCAACATCTATAGAAGGTATATTTACACCTGTTGCAAAATACTTTGTATTAGGTGTTTTCTTTATTATTAGTTCAAACTGAGTTGGTGCAAGATAAGATAGATTATCTGGTAAATCACCAGCCCATGTTGCAGTTGATATTTGTCTTGTTGTCATACTAGTATTTATAACACTTGCATCATAGGTACATAATTTAGTATAATATGTTTTTAATGAGTGAGGTATTGATAGAAAGAAATGGACTAAAGTAACGGCGGATTAGTCTCTAGATGTCGAAAGAGACACGACCCCACCTTGGGTAGATATAGAAGGTTCGCAACCTTCCCCAGAGGTGGGTTTTTTTATGCATAAAAAAAGGGACTCCGAAGAGTCCCTTTTAACAAAAGTCTACGACTTTTAAAAAATCTTATAGAATATTTTCTACTTCGATTTTTCTGTAGTAGAAGTTAGTTCCAGCAGATGCTAAACCATCACTTGGTGAACTACCTACGAAAGGATTAGAAATCATTCCATATCTAGTTTTAAAACCAATTTTTGGTTGGAAACTGTTTTCACCAACTGCACGAACCATTTGTAATGGAACATATGGGCAGTAGAAAACACCAGCATCAAATGCGTTTGAACCTCTATAACCAATAGTCATGTAACCTTCGTTGTTGTGTCCACTTACTGGGTCTAAAGTGTAGTATGGGTCAATATAGACTTTGTACTTACCATTTAGAGTACCAACGAATGTGTTACCAGCGTCGTCAACATTTAACTCAGTGTTAAGTGCTGGAGCGTAATCTAATACACCAGCCATTGACAATGCAGAAGCTACATCAGATGAGCAAAGGATAAAGTTACCTTTCCCTCTTCTTGACTCTCTATCAATAGTGTTTGCATCTCTTTCAACTTGGAAGAGTAAACCTTTGAACTTCTCAACTGACCATCTACCAGATGAATCAACATCTAAGTCGAATCTACCAGCATTAGCAACACCAGTTTGAGCACCAGCTTTTGCTTGAAGGTTAACAGTTCTTACAACTTCTCTGTTGATTTCCGCAAGGATTTCAGCAGATAGAATGTTTGCAAGTTCTGTTTCAGCATCAAGACCATGAATTGCTTTAAGGTCTTGTGCAAGTTCAATTGTGTATTCTGCTTTAAGAGCTCTTGACTTAGCAGTTACAGTTGCTTTCTCGATTGTGAAAGCCATTGATGCAAATGGGTTACTCGCAGAGTCACCTTTTGCTTCAGCTGCAGCTGTTGTCATACCAGTACCAGTACCATATGTAGCAGCATCCCCAAATGGGTCTGTACCAGCATGTGTACCCGCACCAGCGAAGTCTGTATCAGCTTCATCGAATAATGCTTCGGTCATTGCTAACCTTGAAGTATTATCGTTATATCTGGCTTTCATACAGAAAACTAATCCTGTTGGGCCAGTCATTGGTTGCACACCACAGATGTCGTATGCAATTAGGTTTGGAAGAGACCTACGAACTAAAGAAATTAGAATTGGATTCCAATTATCGATACCTGTTCCACCGACTGCTCCACCAGCATTGTTAACTGGTGCATCCTCGGAGATGTATCCTCTTTCTTCGTTTAGGGCTCTTTCTTGGTTCTCAAGAACCACAGAAGTTACAGCTTTTTTGTATGGGTCAGTGATTTCTGGTAAATCTGGATGACTCAATACTGGCTGCCACTTCTCTTGTAAAGTTTCTGACATAAACATTTTTTATATCCCCTTATTTTTAAAAAGTGTTAATAATAAATTGACCTTACTTATATTTGTTAGGGTCAATTTTTCCTATTGCGGCAGAATATGCAGCCATGCTTGGGTCAAGGATTTTCTCCTCAGTCGAAGCATTTTCATCGCTATCACTAACCACTTCTTCATCTAACTGTAGTTTTTCTTTCGAATCACTAAAGTAAGACTCCTTAATTGTTTGAACATTAGACTCAAATTCTTCGTCTTGGTCTAAGTCTTCAATCAATCTTGTAAGTTTCTCGATTTCACTCTCTGTCAAATCTTTAGAAACTTCTGAAACCACCTTGTTTCGTACAAGTTCATCTCTCTCTTGAGATAAATCGATATTTTTAGAAACCTCTTCATTTAGTTTAGCTTCTACTTCTTCGATTTTACTTGCAAGTTCGTCAACGACATCTAATTTGTCATCTGGAACTTCAACATAATGGTCTTCAAATAAAGCTTTAAGTCCTTGTATAAAGTTTTCTGTTAACTCAGACTTAAGTCCTCTTTCGATTGCAAGTTCGTTATCTTTAACCCACTCTTCTGCAACATAACCTAAGAAAGAGTCAACTTTGTTAACTAATTCTTCTTTTATTTCGTTAGATGCTTCGACAATCTCGTCTCTCTTTTGAGATTCAAGTTCTTCTTTAACATCTCTAACTTTTGCAGATACAGCAGCTTCAAATACTGTTCTTGCTTTGGTTTTAAATTCTTCTGAAAGGTCTTCACCACCGACTAAAGCATCGATATCTGCTGACATATCGAAAGATTCTTTCTTAGACTCTTCTTTTTCGTCTTCGTCTTCATCTTCTTCGTCATCTTCTGATGCTTCTTTGACTTCTTTTTCGTCTTCGTCTTCATCTTCTTCGTCATCTTCTTTAGATGCTTCTAAGATTGCAGTTAAAGATTCCTTCACAACTTCTTCGTCCTCTGATTTGAAATGTTCAGCAATTTTCTTAAGAAGGTCAGCTTTTGTAGACTCTGATTTTTCATCTTCGTCTTCATCGTCTTCTTCGTCATCTTTGTCTTTCATCATTTCATTAACTAAGGACTGGATGTCTTCCTTATCAAAACCCTTAAGTTCCTCGATAATTTTTCTGAGAGCTTCCATTTTAGTCATATCTTCGACTACAACTTCCTCATCATTTTCAGCTTCCTCATAGTTAGCATTTAACTTTTGAGGTGCATCTTTCTTATCTTGGTCACCTTTTCTCTTTTTACTAGGTTTAGTAGCATCACCTGCTTTATCTACAGATGCAAGAGACTTAGGTACTGGGTCTTTTTCTGGAGTAACACCACCTTTAGCAACTGGAGCAGAAGCTTCAGTTACTTCGTCTTGATTTTTGATATCTTCTGACATTTGTGTATTCCCCTATTAATAATTACTATAATTACAAATTAAGAACGAAATTTTTGTTCTTTACTATGTATTTATAACTTTTATAGTTTTGACAAGAAGTTTTTCATAATTTCTAACTTCTTCTCTTCCAATTGGCGTTGTTTGGTTTGTCGAATCTGGTCTTTCCATGATTCAATCTCTACGGCTCTAAATACACCGCTTTCTTTTATCCATTCAACACCTTCCATAATACCATCTACAAAAGCATCTGGTGCAGAAGGGTCGGCCACGATGTCAGCTGCAGTTGCAAGCATGAAGTCGTCTTGGACATATTGTGCATCATTTTTCTGTGAAACAGAACCCATACCCCTACTGGAAACGCCTAGTTTTGCACCATCATTCAATAGTCCTTTAACTATATTACCCATCGGAGTATTCATTATTTTTGCCTTACCGACAAAATTATTTCCATCTTTCTCTA